TCTCGAGGTTCAGGCGGGACTCGACAGGCCGGAGGTTGGAAAGAGCCCAGCAGCGCAGGAAGTTGGCGTCAGAGAAGTCGGAGAACGGCAGAAGGACTTGAGGCGTGACATGATCGATCTGCCAGGTCTGGCGCTTGTGGTCGAGCGCGCCATAGTTCTCCCAGGCCATCCATGGCTCCCAGAGCCGTTCGAGATGGTCCTTGAGGACCTCCATTGAATATGGCAAATGGCTGAGAATGGACCGGCCACCCTTCGACCCTCCGTTCACCCGGAGCGCCTCCCAGATGGCGTGACGGAGGTTATTCCTTAGGCGGAAGGCCGGGTCGGTGCGGAAGCGCTCATTCCACTCTTCGCGGAGCCTGACGTAGTTCTTCTGGAACCATGCGGCCTTGGTTTTCTTATTTCGTTCGGGATGCTTTTTCTGCCATTCCCGGGTCAGAGCCTTTCGACGCTCCCGAAACTCTTCATCCTCAGCGTATCGAGCGTTCTGACGGTCTCGAATGCCCTGTGCGGCTTCAGGCTGACGACGATATGCCTCGTTCTGAGCTTTGATGATCTTTCGACCATCTTCTGTGGCATAACGAGAAGATCGGTTAGCCTTCGCCTTCTCGCGCTCACAGAGCTTGCAGACATTCGGCACATATTTTCCCTTGCGAATGGAAAAATCAGCCGAAACTTGTTTGAGAAGATGACAACGTTCGCAGATTTTCTCCTGTTCCATTTCGAACAAGAATACAGCAAAGCCCCACCGGCTTTCGCCAGCAGGGCTTTGTCGTGTCTACGAAGGGCTGCGTCAGCGAGTGACGATGAGCCTGACGAGACCACGCGGGTTGTACGCGCCGATGCCGAGATTCTCGAACATGGAGAATCCGATAGTCCTCTCCTCAGGGTTGTCCGCGCTGAGGACCGTGAGCTCCGTCCGGACCGGGATCCGGCCGAAGTGCTCCGGCTCGCAGCAGCAGTACACCACGCCGCGGGGGACGAGGCGGCTGACGATGAACTGGGCGTTCCAGCCCGTCGCCATCATGCCCGTCTTCCAGAGGGTGGCCTGCGACTCGATGTCGAGGACGTCGCGGCCGAACTTGCGGATGTCCGCATAGTCGACAGCGTTGAAGTACACCCTCGCGACCCGGAGGTCGTGGAGCTCGATCTCGGCGAACGCGTCCGCGAGGACGGCCGGCGAGATGGGCGCCACCACCGGGATGTCCGGATTCGTCCCGCCCGGAAGCGAATCGAAGCCGTTCACCGCGATGGCGTCGAGGATGCTGAAGACGCGATCGTCTTCCGCAGCCTGGACCTGGGCCTTGCCGAGGTCCTGCATGCGCTTCAGGAGGTCGTAGCGACGCTCCTTGACCTGCGTGATGGGCGCCTTGGGAAGCGCCGCGATCTCGAAGAGCGGGAAGATCACCCGACGCGGCTTCATGACCGCGGTGATGCTCTCACCCTCTTCACCGATCACGTACGCCGTGACGTCCGGATCCTTGTCGTAGATGGGGAGGGCCCCATCCGGAAGTTGCTCCACCAGGAAGGTCTTGCGACCCACCGAGGAGTAGTCCCTGCGGTCGCGCAGGGGCTGGATCATCGAGGCTGCGAGCCGCTTCCGGCCCGCCGAAGTCCCGATGAACTGGTCGACGACCTTCTCCTTGATCGTGTTGTCCACTACTTGAACGCCGTAACTCATGGATCTGTTCCTTTCTGTTCTTCAGCGCTCAGAAGTAGAGCTCGAGGAACATCTCCGTAGAGGTGGCGTCCGGGGGTGCGAGGACCACGCCCATGCGGGTATTGTCGTATTCCTGCGCCGCGCCAGCGCCAGTGGCGCCGCCGATGGCCGCAGTCGTGATCCACTGCGTCTCGTACGAGTCCTGCCACCTGTTGGTGAGCAGCCCGTTGACCGAGGCGTAGAGGAGGTCACCGACCGAGTAGGTCAACGCGGTGCCAACGACACCGCCGCCGACGATGGTCTGAACCGCCGTCTCGTAGATCTTGACCCCGCACGAACCGCCACGAAGGAACGGGCCCTTGCCCGAGGCCACTCCGGGGGTGTTCTCGTTCGCGTTGCCGAGCGAGTCGTTGATGAAGAGGCCCAGAGGGCGGGTCTTCGCAACGAACGCAGCGGCCACGAGAACTGCTCCACCGACCGTGTTCTGCCCGACGTCGGGCCGAGTGAAGGCCACGGAGCCCCCGAGGACGCCCTTCTTGACGTTCACGGGGAGCGTGGTCGACTTCGCCGAAGGCGTCGTGACCACGTTTGGGTTGTTCTGCGTGAACCCGTCACTGCTGAGGACCGGAATGCTATCCTTGATCAGCGAGTAGAGGATCCGCAGAGCACCCTGGCTGAGGCGAAAATCGCCTGATGCTTGTCCGCCGATCGATCCCATGATGTTCTCCAGTTCCCGTCAGCCTTGGGCTGAATCGTGCCTTCCAGATCCCGGTTCAGGCAGGGCTTCAGTCCGGTTTCCCGCGACGCCGTCCACCCTTGCGTTCCCTATCAAGCCGACCTGACCTTGAAGCTTCCGATACTGTTGCCTGTCTCCGTAGTGTCTGCGTATCCTCTTCACGGCCGGGCGCCCCTGGACGGGTGCGCCTAGCCGTTCAAGCTCATTCCGGGCGGTCCCAGAGGCTCTCGAGCGCCTGGTCCTGCGTACGGCCCTTGGGGGCCTGGACGGCACCCAGCTTCTTGACGCCTCTGCTCGAAGCGATTCGGCCGCCGTAGCCGCCCTCCGCCTTCCGGTCCTGCTGGGCCGCGACCAGGGCGCGTTGCGCCTGGACCTCAGGGTCGTCCTGGAACAGGACGTCGAGAGTGCCGGCTGGCGCCGACGCAGTCGAGGCCGTGCGGACCTCCTCATCGGAGTCGTCATCGAACGAGATGTCCGGGCTGTCCGAAGCCATGGCAGGCATCGCCGTGCCGGGCAGCGGCGCCGCGGGCGCGAAGAGCGCCTGCAGGTCGTCGACGGGAGGCGCCGCAGGCGGGGGGCACTGCTCGCCCATCTCCTGCTGAAGCATCTGGTCGAGCATGACCTTGTCCTCGGGACAGAGGCCATGGGCCTGCTGCTCCTCTTGGGAAACGGTCTCCTCTTCCTCGACCTCTTCGGTCTCCTGGGCGACGGTCTCCTGAGAGACGGTCTCCTGCTGCGCCACGGGAGCCTGCTGCGCGAGTTGCTCCTGGGCAACCTGGCCACCGGAGCCCTCATCCTCGTCCTGCTCCTGGGCGACGCGGGCCGCAGCTACGGTCTTCAGGATTTCCTTCAGGGTCGGATCATCGAGGCTCATGTAGACGCGCGAGAGGTGCTCGACGAGCTTCTCGTCGGTCGCCGTTCCGAGAGTGCGAGCCGCCAACTTGGTGCAGGCGAACGCCCTGCGATAGCGGGCATCCGGCGGAAGAGCGTTGGCCGAGACCTTGTCCATGGAGCGGAGAGTGGCCACCAGGGACTGGGCCGGCAGAGCCATCAGGCCGATGGCCGTCTCCTCGACGAGATCGTCCGGACCGCCGCGCAGGATCGCACGGGCGACGCGCTCGGCCGCCTGCGCCTTGCGCTCGGCCGCCATCTTCGCGTTGTCGTACTTCTTGCCGTCGTTCCAGTGGTCGGAGTCCTTGTGCTTCCACGTGTCCTCGCGGAACTCGCCGAAGCCGAGCTCGTTGCGCTTGACGTGGCCGCCCTCGTACTCCTTCTCGACGTTCTTGTTGTCGGTCGGAGTCTCCGCCCACGAGTCCGGGTCACCGTTCTCGTAGTCCGTCGCTGACGGCTGCGGGTGATCCTGGTTCATCTCGTAGATGTCGGCATGCCGCTGAGTGGCCGCCTGACGCTCGGTCTTGCTGTTCTGCCAGGTGGTGCGGGGGCGCATCGTCATGATGAAAACTCTCCTACGGTCAGGGAACTCATCAATGTCTTAAAACCCCTCCACAAGGGAGGCGATCCTGCCCTTGCGCGAGAAGAACTTCCGTTCCTCTGCCGAGAGAGACCTTCCGAGGCGGTGGCGGCAAGCCGCCAGGAAGGAGGTCTCACTAGGGAAGCTCTTGAGGGGTCCGACGTTCATCGCGACATTGTAGAGAGCCGGGTTGCACTCCCGAGCCGCTACTCTGTCCTCGATCCATGAAAGGATTATCAAATCCCTCGGTGTCATGCCGGACCTCCTGATCGACTCAGGTCCTCCGGCAGTCACGCGACGGGCCTTAACGGCCCAGCCGACGATCGGGGATCCGGCCGGGAACAGGCTCTTCAGCCTGTCGGCGAATGGATCGGACGATCGGACGAGATTGTCATTGCCGGCGGAGACGCTCGGAGGCGCCGCAGGAGTGACGCTTCCGACGTCTTCCGGCTTGGGCGCCAGCTTATCTTCCAGTCCCTTCACGAGAGACTGAACGATCATTTCCTGAGCCTTCTCCAGGAGCTTGTCGAGACTGTCGGTGGAGCCGGGGTCTGCAACGCCAGCGTCGTCGCCTTCAGCGGTCTCCCCTTCAGGCTCGTCCACGGGGGCACCAAGATCCCCGTCGTCGTCAGCGGCCTGATCTTCCGCGGGGGGCTCGTCAGAACCGCCCTGATCCTGGCCCTCGCCCTGGGCGAAGCGCGAGGATGCGGCCTTCTTCATGCCGTCCAGGTTGATGTCGTCCCGGCGAATTTCATAGACCTTGTTGGCCTCGTCGAGCATAGCTGCAATGGCCTGATTGTCAGGATTAAGGATGTTGCGGCGGACGGCGCCGCGGAACGCGGGGTTCCTGACCCAACTGGCCTCTATGAACTGGTTGCTATTGGGGACGCTGACGTGGCCAATGAGCTCTGATATGACGCCTTCAACGCCGTCCTGATCGACGAACTTGGCTCCCTTGCCCTCGAAGGCGACGCACGGACAGAGCTGGCTGTCGTCGACCGCAATATTCCCGCACTTCGTGCAGCGGGTGAAGAGAGAGACGCAGCCCATCGACATGGCGCTGATCTCGCCCGCCAGAATGTCCTGCACGAGGACGGCATGCTTCCTGTCGGTGGCGACAAGGATGTCTACGTAGCAGGTCTTCCCGAGGTCGCGGGCAATGGCGTCCACGATGAAGCCCTTGGAGAGCTCCGGGAGCTGAATGTGCTCGAGGTAGTTCGGAGCGCCAATGAAGGTCCGGTAGGAGGAGAGAAGAAGAGAGCGCTCCCAGGCGTCACCGTTGTTGTTGACGATCTCCTGACACTCGGGCTTGATCCTGTAGTCCGGCCACCTGACGTCGATCTGGACGCCCCGGTTCATCATGCGGCCCGTCTTCGCGCCCCGCGGCGCACAGGTGTCGACGGACGCGACGATGGTCGAGTGGCTCAGAAGGTACTGCTTCGGATCGCACTTTCGAAGGATCGTCTTGGCGACACGGCCTACGTGATCCTTCGGGACGGCTCCCTCGTGCTGCGCACGGAGCTCCTCCATCCACTCGTCGAATTCGATGTTCTGCCTGGAGACCAGGGCGTATGCAAAGTGCTTGCGGGGCATCTGAGTCCTGAACCCGGGAGGGCATCAAAGCTCT